ACGCGGTCGCGTAAATGCATGGAACACGTCTTAGTGTGCTTGCCTGGGAAGGCATCCATGTATTTACCCGCGCGAGAGGTCTCCAGCGGGTGCTTGAGCACATAGTCGGGGAAATTCGCCACCTACCCTACGGTAGTGTGGAGGAAGGAGCTTTCCTGTTGTAATGGTTACCAAAGTTGGTAAGAACTCTGGTCCCTCATGACAGGTAGCATGTCTCCAAAACCCGACTCCGAGTCTCGTCAAGAATATCCTGCATTTCAGCGGGGTAACTCGACCTCTCTTTTAGACGAAAGAATTAAAATCAAAAGGATCTTTAAATCTTTATATGAACTATAGTTTAGTGACACGTAATGTTCGTTGGTCTAGGATTAGTTTATCGTCGTGACCCTATAGACGGCAAATCTGAGGTTTACCATACCTGTGGCATTGCTATTTTATATCTGAGTTCCCTACTCAGGTGTTTTGTTTCACCGCTTTATATTGTGTTAAAACAAAGGAAAATGGGGTTTTAACCTAAATCTAGTCTAGGAGGGATGAACGCCCTTGCGGACGGATTTAAAGTGGAAGATGCCCCGCTAAGGGCTCTACCTTTACCTTTCCGATCACCTATTTTCTTCGGTTGATCTTCAGGTTGGGAGTTTGTGACGGACTCCCCATGATGAAAGAAGATGAAATTTTCGTGTTCAATCAGAGCGTCAAACCACTCGTCTCGCATGTCGAAAGCATCATTCTTCGCGCCGTTGTACCCGATGTGTTCGTGCCTACCAGTTTCGTCGCACAGAGGACATTCCTTCTTGTGATGATGAATGTACTGCACATTGTCAACAGTTGTATACGTGAGCGTAGGACTAAGTTTAGAATCTTCAGTTAGGTTGACCTTCAGTCGACTAGCTTTAGGTTCAGATAGTTTCTGCTCTTTAGCTAAAGCATTGAACTTAGTCGCAAGGATCTTTCTGATAGCATTCTTGACCTGCATTACTGGATCATTCTTTGATGGTTTAATCTTGATATCTGCCACAGTCTTGATTGCATCTGAAAGTGCGTCCCTTGCTTCCTTGGCTTCGCTTTCGTAAATGTTGATTATTTGGTCGTACAGTTCCATTGGTTTCGTATCCTTATTCACGATGAAGGCGTTCTTAACCTTGCTCTCCGCTTCTTCCAGCGGGCGCAGACGACCTCTATACGGGATCAACGGCCCAGTCGTTTTAGCGCAATATGCGTCGTACAACGCTGGGGCGTGTGGTTCCAACTTAGTCGATAGAGTGGTCGCCACCGGTACCAATGTCTTTTCAGTGAGATTCCTACACATGTAAAGGACTGGTTCCTGCGCCATTGCCATTACTGCGGCTTCGTAAGGGACCGGTACCCGTGATTTGTCAGCCGCAAACTTCTCGATTAATTCGTAGCTTTCTGAGACTTTCTTACCCGAAACTAGTTTAGTGTACACCATCCTAATTTCATTTGCGCGACAACCTGAATTCGCGATAGCATGATACATCGAAACAGCATCACGCACGTTCGCGGGGAGATTAGTTGACACAGCTAAGTACGGAGTTAACTTCGTGCTAGCATAGTGTCTTCTAAGTTCGGGCGTCGCGTAGCCTTGAAAATCACAGAGTTGCGGAAGATCGTGAGCTTGTGCGTTCATCGACCAATGTAAGTACGACATCGCAGGATAAACTTGTGGTGTTGGTCCCGTTCCTGCAGACACGGGGCAAAGAACAGCATCACCTGGTCCGTACCGACCTACCCTCGCCATACCCTGGTGCTTGGTGTCAGGGTCAACCCAAGTGACACTATGTTCTCCCTGATCGACTGCGTGCATCTTACCGTCATATACGAGTAATTTGAACCCAGGCAGGGAAATACCAGTATTGATCACATCCGTCGCGATCACAACTTGAGCTGAATCGGGAATGGGGTCTCTCGCGGTTTCTGACGTGAGGGCATAACAGTTCCATTGGTCGTACTGTAAGATCTCGAGCGTCTCATTCACGCCGTTGCGGCCGTTGATGTGCGTGCACTTGATGAGGATCCGTTCTTTGAAAGCATCTGCGTTTGGCGGTCCAGTTACTGGCCATTGGGTGACGAAATTACCACCAAATTGTCTCAGCGCATCAGCAGGGGAAATCGAATCACTAATCGGCCATATATCGGGTGCGAACCGCCGAGGTATCCCTGCCTCCATGACACCGACCTCTAGGCCCGGAACGGGTTTCGGCGTAGCTGAAGGTAGCATCACGGTGCACTTCCGCTGAGTCAGCTCTTCCAACAGCGCCACTTTCTGACCGTTCAGTTCATGGAACTCGTCTAGGAGGAAGATGTCTTTGTCTGTGAGCTCCCCGGCCAAAACGCGATTCAACAAATGACCGTCTGTCCCGATCAAAATCTTCGACTTTGGGTCAATGTTGACTCCTTGCTTAAGGCGTTGTACGGGCTGCCGATCATTCTCAAGAGGTGACGACCATTTGTCGCGTAGTATTGTCCTCGGTAATGAAAGCACGACTCGACCGCCCGTAGGCGCGTTTAGATCTCTGAACTGCTCGAGCCATCTAGCGTTGTTCAATAGGGCATACGGCAAGAGCGACGATTTTCCTGAGCCAACTGCACTTTTGATCACAAAGGGTTTTGGGATGTCCTTGACCACCTGTTGTTCGGCACCAGCGTGTGTTGGCGGTAGTACCAGGTCTGTCGTTTGCCTCAACGCGACTTGGAATCTGCCTTCTTCAGTCCTGACCTCTCGATCCCATGGATTATCGAACGGTGCTGCGTGCTCCTTCGACCCTGGGTGTTCGCTGTTCTGTTTGCCGCTCACAATCAACTGGCATAACCATTCAATCGGTAGAACTGCGAATGAGAGGATGTAGTACAAATAGAAAAACGGACTCAGTGGAATGGCAACCAGCCACATTGGCAAGTTGCTAGCTATGAACATTGCGAATCGCTTACCCCAGATGAAAATGTCTTTTGGCATTAAGGCACTAATGACCGGTGAATTATCACCGTAATAGTGCCAATACAGGCAGGAGACGATTCCGTACACTTTCGGTGTATCGATAAGGATCATGTAGAAGATCCTTATCAAGAAACCGAACAGAGGTATACGGACGAGGTAATTTTCGGCGGCGTAGAAACCGGCGTACAAACCAAGAGCAAGAATTAACCTGTTGGCGTAATCCTCCTTCGTATATTTGTCATGGTTTTCCCTGAACTCCACGTCCTGATAGTGACGATAGAAGTCTTGGCCATTAGTGACTGATGCCCATGGTGAGCGCGCTAACTTTCCGAGTAAGAAACCTTCGGACTCCGGTTCCTGACACTTTGCTATAAAGTGTTCGACAGGATAATTAGCCGTTGCGAAGGCAGGCTCGCCCGTCGCCGGGAGGATGTTTGCTTGCATTTTGTACATGTAGCGAGGCAAATTACCTAGGCTCTCAGACACGTAGTCAACAATCAGGTTGGTCGCTTCAAGCAAGTTGCCACTCTTCCGTTCCAATTTCTGGATGAAACTCAATTGCTGAGCGAGAACGGGGAGCTGAGTCTTGATGTCCAGTGCGTCCCTAATCGATTTTGACTGCGAAGGAAACACTGAGCCACTCATGAAGACGAAGAACTGTTCTTGTTTAGTCAACTTGTAACCTGGGTTAGCTTGCACGTGCTGCCTCAGTGCTCTACCTCTCCGAGCATTGGACGAATCCTTCAGGACGATTTGTTCCATTCCGAATTGATCTCTCTTGATTGTGGCCGCGAAACCCGGTACATTGTAATACCGAGCCAAACGTTCAGCGTCTTCACAGTAAGCATTCGCTAGGATGTTCCACAACGTGGGATTGAAGATAGCTATAGTAGCCATACCTGAGAACTTGGCAACATTCGCATGCACAAACGAGAGGTTACCCGGCTGATTCTGGTAGTAACGGCGTGAACTCAACCTGATGTAAGCATCTCGTTCTTTGTGGTAGACTAACCAACGTGGCAACTTCGGGGGTTGTACCTCCTCTTTTCTTGACCGTTGCACGTTGGTCATCATCTTCTGCCAAGCTGCTAATTTTCTCTTGTCATCTGAGTTCGGGCGTCGGACCGCATTCCCCAAGTACTCCACGTCTTTGATGTCACCAGTAAAGTCGAAGTCTAGTTCGAGTCCGTAACGTTCAGCACACTTCATGAACAACTTCCGATCAAAGTCTTTGATATTGATCGTAAGTTTGATAGCACTGTCATCGCCTGTATTGTAGATTTTATTCCCCATCAGGAAGAAATCTTTCGGCGATAGATATTGCTGGAAGTGCTCCATGTACCGGATCCAGGAAGCGATGAAGGCAGCTTTAAAACCCCACGAGTTGTCCCACGACGTTGCATTTTCTCCGGTCCCGCCCCCGCGGTTCTTTTGTGCAACGTTGTACAACAATTCGATGTTCTCGCTAACAGACTCGACCAACCAGACTTTCAACTCATTGACATTAGCAAACTTTTGGAACGGAACTTTGATGTCGTATGGCACGTCGTTCAAGAAAGCTTGCACGAAAATAGGTGACAGTAGCCTATACCGGGATCTACCTGACTTGTCTGTGAAAGTTAGCTCTTCCTCTCTCCCAGCTAGGACGACTTTGTTCTTGTACAGTGAGTGTACAGGATGATTTGGGTTGTACAAGTCCTCCTGCGAGACCCGTGGGAACGCTGCGTGGATGAGTCGGGCCGTAATGAACTTTCCAGGGTAAGTAGCCATCAACTGATTGGCGATTTCCATGCACGGCATGATTACTGACGCTGAGTTATGGTGGTTGGGCATCGTTTCTTGGAAAATGAACGATGACTGAAGCGCATCATACTTGGCTCGAAGGACACTTGCCTGTGGTTTCCCTTGATATCCGATTTCAGCGAGTTTGGCTAGTACTTCAAAGGCGAAGGGAGATTTCCTCGAGTCATACTCGTGGGCATCAGCAATTGCGTAAAGACCACCGTATTCTTTCCGACTGGACATCAACTGGTTGTACAAGTGAACCATGCTCTGATTCATCGGCATGCCGATACCTGTTCCGGTTTCCTTCCAGTTGTGACGATGGTTGCGCTCGAGCTCCATGCACTGGTTCATGAAATACGTTAACAGTTCTTCAGCAACAACAGTGCGGACGTTCTTGTTCCCGAGGACAACCTTCTCTAGGTTGACGACTTGTGACTTAACGAAAGCTTTGTGATACATGTCTGGATATTTACCCTCCATCAAGTAATCTTCGACCATTTCGAACAACGCGTCGGTGATTCCTGCGTCCTGAAGAGCTTGCCTGGTCTTGTAAATCGATATCCATGGACTACCCGGGGCGTACTTCATCTTTATGTATGCGTTAACTTGCCTAGGAGTAAGAGTCTTGGCATCCTTGAAAGTGTCAGGGTGCATCTCACCAAACACTTCTGCGATTTCAGCCGCCAACCATTTGTCCTCACCGGAAACAGGTTCATACCTCGGGACGTAGCGCTTCACCGACTGCTGCACGTACTCGATCTTCTCAGTCAAGTAGACGGTGTCCGAGCTGATTGGTGCCCCTTTTTCCCTGAGAGAAGCAGTAAAGTCGGTGCTACGCTGATCCTTCACGTACGCTCCTTCCTCGAGTCCAAGCAAACCAGCTTGTTCGTCATCGAGAACGGGTCGACCCACATTGACCTTGCGATACTGCGGGTGAAGCTCTATGCCAGGTGCACCATGTTTCTTGCAGTACCTGTTGATGTCGTCAACCATGGCTGTGAAGCTCTCGAGAAAATCGCCTCGGGGTTCTTTGCTTGACCAGGCAATACTCTCCTGGAACTTGCGCTTTGTCGAGAGGAATGGAGTCTGAGACAGTGAAGCAAACGCCCACGCGGACTTCAGCCTCTTGGCCTCTTCAATTGGGAAGAGCGCGGTCACAAAACAAGCCATAGCCATATTCAAGATCCTCCAGGATTGAAATGACGAAGTGTAAACGACATTCCCGACGAAACATAGTAAATGATAAAGCCTGAAAGCAAGGTCAGCAAGATGTTTGGCCCTCTGGTTGCGCAACCATGAAATGATGTCAGCCACGAACTTGTCCCCAGACCATCTAGCCAAGAAATCATCAAGGATACCCAAAAATCTGGCCCACAGATTGGCGTTCACGCTAGTGGGGTCATTCTCACTGGGAGGCATCTCACCATGGACGACTTCAACTGCGCCTTCACCTTGCAACACACCCTCGAGTTTCACTTCCTCCGGCGACTTGTGATTCTCAAGATAGTCGGCGATCGCCATCGCTCGCACGTGTTCTGCTTCAGCGAGCGTGAGCGAGTGAGATTGACCTGGGTCCATTGAGAGTTTCATCAGCGAGTGAACCTGAGAGAAGACTTCCAGCGGCTCTTCAAACTTGCGCGTCCAGTGGTCGATCAATTCGTTCTCTTCTTTAACTGAGTGAGGGAGTTCTGATTCAGGTATACCACACTTTCTATAGTGATCTAGTCTGCTTTTAAAACCTTGCTCCAGCTCAGGTTCCGAAGGGTCCTCCTCGACCATTGGTTCTGGCAGGACCTCTTGAGGCGCTTCGACCGGGTACCCTTCCTCACCTTGCTGTCCCTGAGCTAACGCAGTATCCTCGACGCTGCCCGCGGGTGACGACCTGGCGGCGAAACTTGTTCTCGACTGAATTTCACTCAGAATGACTTCAGCCGGTAAGCCGAAGATCTTGACACCGTAACGTTTGCAAACAGGTACTAAGGCTTGAGCGAACCAGCCAGGTATTAGCACAGTTAGCGAGAATAGGAAGATCAAAGTACAGAAACCCGACAAAATCAAAGAGTTCGAAAGCACGACTTCAAGGCCCATCGACTGACACGTATAGAATGGGTGATACAGGCCAGCTTTTTGGTTCTTCTCCCAATTCGACGTTAATTTCTCCATTGAATTGGACGTGAACGGGAGCGGGATGTGGATTTCCTTACGGATTTTCTTGACTGATCTGCCAGCCAACAGCTCGTGAACAGGCTCCATTAGAACGAAGACAAAAATGAAAGCGTCAACCAAGAGTAGAGTACCTCCAATCAGGGGATTACTGCATCCGATTAGTAACGAGGACAGAGCAATGAACATTATACCCGTAAAGAACATGTATAGTGTCTGATAATAACCTCTGTCTTCATACTGGGTATTATTCACCAACGCCGTGTTACTGACCCAAGCAAACTTCTGCATCCATCCTTTTTCCCCGACGAACTGGCCTTCATACCGTTTCCCAGAATCTTTGCACTCAAAATACCAGTGGCCGAAAGGAGCGGGAAACTGCTCATTTGACGTCATCACCAGGACAGTTCTCGTGTCAAACCAGTTGGTTATCTCCCGAACCACTCGAGGTCCCGCTTGGATGAAATTGTTGACCCAGTACGCCAGGGTGAAGAACCAAGGCAGTTGTGTGAGCAAAGGTGCTTCCAGAAGGATGAACACGATGGAAGTCAAGAAGTCGCGGAACCATCTCCATCCCAGGATCCTAGTCAGCATCGGGAATGTGAGAGCGAACAGGAGTAGGCTATGCAGCATCGACTTGAATGCCAGTATTACGGCGTATACTCTATAAACCTGTGAAGCACACCACGTAACCGACTTAACACCAAAGCTAGCACAACACCATATCCCCACAGCGATGACTTTATGATGGATTGGCATCTTCAGCTTGTACCCGCGCAAGATCAAGAAACCTAAGAACACATAAGGTGATCGTTCCATGACCTCTGATCTCTTTGGGAGCCTATGGTACCACCTGTCGATGTTTTTGTCGCAGATGTGCCGCCGAGAAATAGAAAGACCACTCATGAGGGCGGTTTGAATTGTGCCAGCGCCTGCATGAGAGTAAAGGGAACCGAACTTTCGCATAGTCACCTGGTGGTCGCCGCGCTCTAAGGCTTCGCACCTTTGTCTGACACCTTCAGGAATGACGGAAGCATCCTCTGAACCGTGAGTGTAGCCTTCGAGTCTCGAAGCTACCGCAGGCAACTTCCGCAGAAGTTTCCTTCCATCCGGGGACCTAGGTAATAAAGCCTCAGTTAAACTGCCCACGCGTACCGTAGGCGAGAAGAACTGATGAGTGAAGCTCGCAATTTTTGAGAACACGGTTGGGTTACCTCCGAAGTTGAGGGGTTTCACGTACTTCGAACTAGGTGACAGACTGTAGGAATCCACCTTACCGCCGAGATCTACGAACGGTTGAAATACCGAGCGGTACGGGAGAAGGCTCGTAGTCATTAGTTGCATGTAACTACTTCGCAGTCCGGTGAAATCAGCCCTTCTCAGTTGCTTGAGCGTGTCGTTGTCGCCCACGTGAATTCGGTACACGTGAGTCCTGACACCGAAGAGCGCTGCCAACCGACCGTAGTAATACATCGGAATGTGATCACCGCGCGTCCCAAGGGTACCGATCAGCAGAGCTTCACTCAAATCCTCATCCGTGACAGGAGTCGGGGAATCAGAGATCGTGAGGCGTTCATGCTTCTCGGCTAAGATGACAGGTACGACACCTTGGAAGCGGTAACCACGAAAGTAATACCAGATTGAGAAAATGACTGCGAAGACTAGCATCCAGAGAGCAACACTCAATAGTGCCCCTTGAACCCACTGGAACGTGACGGCAAGGAATTCGTTAACCCTAAGGAAACAGTGCAGTGGCAGCGTTAGGAACCACAACAGGGACGAATTTTGTGCAGGAACTGACCCAACGAAGATGTTCTGTTGATAAAAATTTGAACCTTCCCTGTGCCAGTCATCACTAGAAAACCTTTGATCCGAACCACCAGTGCTGGTCCTAGAAGTCAGTGCAGTGGTCCGTGCTACCATCCTGATCACGTTCCGAATCGAAGGAGCCGCGCTAGCCACTGGGAGGGCCACCAAGATGAGTGCGATGCTCACGAACTTCCGTCTCAGCAGCAGGATGACCAAATGGATACGACTCAAGTACGTAAGGTGACCCGCTTCCGTAATGAAATCATCGTTTTCATCATCATCGAAAAACTGTGGTAACTCCGCGTAGATCGTGTCTGGGCTCGCCCAGACCCGAGCGGCAGCTTCAAGCACGTCCTTCGGCGTTTCGCGCGCTTTCCTCAACCGATCACCGTTAACCAACGTGGTTCGAAACCTGCTGTCCTGACTGTAACCGAGCGGGAAGGAATCGTACCCTCCCACCTCTGCGCCCCCAGGATTGGCTTCAGAAACTTCCCTCCCAACATCCCTTTGGATCGGGTTCTCCAGCCAAGAGTTGGCGAAACTAATGCAATCAGAGAAGAAATCCACGGGGTTCAGACTTGGTCTCACCTTCCGGTTGTACGACTCATGGTAGACGAGGTGCTTGGACGACTTGATAGGCTTTTGCATCTTGATGCAAAGTTGTGTGCTGTCAAGTTTGTCTAACCAATGATCCGCTACCACTAAAACAACATCGCGTGTCTTGAGGTACTCAAGGGCTTCCTTGCTCAAACTCCCGTGTCCGTCATAAACCACTTGCTTCGAATGGGTAGCGGTTACGAACTGCTCGTAAGCATTAACCAACAGCGTCTTTCCCCCGTCGTCTAGAATAACTAGTGTAGGGATAAGGTCGTAAGGGTTCTTGCGTTGTGGCAAGCTTCCAAAGAGCTTAGTCGGCGAAAACTCGGCTCCCAACGCGTGGTCGCCAAAGAACCGGACACGCGAGTGTGTGTACGTCGCCTCTGTGCTGAAAGTCGTACTGGCCAGTTTCTTAGCGATAGCAAGAGAAAACCAATGTAGAGTGAAGTACTCCCTCTTCGTGTCCAAATGGATGAAATGAGTGTGACACGACATGTTGGCGCCTCGGTGTATGGCCGATAACTTAAGGTCTCCACTGCCCCGGACGAACGCAAACGTCTCGTACATTAAAAGTAAGTTCTCATCCACGCCGTACACGCCGGACCAGCCAGAGAACGCCTTGAACCAAGAATCGCGATGTTTCTCCATGTCCGAACGACTGAGTCGACAAGCTCCCGCATACGACGGATGCATGTAATGCATAAGGACCTGTGGTGTTGGGAAGTTGGGATCGTAATCGAAGTAATTATGCATCCCTCCTTTCCCACCGTTCAAGACAATAGGCTGATGCCCATCAGACAAACCGAACAGTGGTGCGAACCGGAGTAGCTGAAGTGCTTTCCCATCGATGCCAGCAAGATGTATGGTCATTGACCCCTTCCCCGCCCTGCTGTACTCAATTCGATTAAAATCATTGCTCACCCGGAGATCTATGAAATAAGCGGGAAGCGGACCGGGGTGTTGCCAATCCTGCGAAGCACTCACTAACACGTTTCCAGTGGGAACACATGAATAATCGACAGCCTGTAAGAACTCCCACGCTGTCTTGTTGAGCTTCCGCGGGCTAGTAGTAAGATCCAGCTTGAGACCGTGGAGACCAGGATTATCAACCGATCTGAGGTCTGGGTCTTGCTTGAAATGCCTGAGCTGGATGATCTCATTATCATGGTAAAGCGCCTCACTTCTGTCCGACCTGTCTTCGTAACTCACGTCGTGGCACTCACCATGTGGTTCACGACAAGAATGTGTCCTATCGCCGATCCGGATATCGACTGGTGACCTGAAGCGAGTGAAACTAGCCTCCAAGTTGGCGTCAATGATGAACAACACGTCGTAAATGTAGGGAGGACCATACACCACAGGTTGGATGAGCTTGTTGACTAATCTCATATAATCCTCATAATTTTGAGTCAAGTTCCAAAACTCATCCAACCGGACTTCCTCAAGTTCAGAGAACTCGTCAGCATACTTGTGGTGACCGCACATCTTACGCAATTCGTTGCGATCACCCAGAATTGCATCAGCATTCTCGAGATCGACTTCAAGCTGGTCACACCGTGAAATGCACGTCTCCAGCTGAGAAACCTTATCAGCCAGCTCCGACCTAGACGCGAGTAAGGACGACTCACACTCCTCCGACCGGTTGCGTAGGGTTTTGACGAGATCCAACCACGATGACCACTCAGCTTGCCTAGTATCATCATCGAGAACGCCAGCCAAGGATGGTGAGTCACGAGCAGACTCCGTGCTGGGATCGAAGGGTTTAGATTTCTGTTCCTCCAGCTTGGCGTTGTCCTCTTTAAGTTGCGCAACCAGACGTTCAGCGACGGCTGACTTCTTTTCAGCGAGGACTTTGTCGCTAAGGGCCTGTTGTCGCAGCTTTTCCTTTGACTCAAGGTCTCTTTCAGCGCTAGCCACCCGTTTGCCTAGTTCTTCTAGCTGCCAACGTAGCGTCTGGTTGTACCCCGTCCAAGTAACACCATGGTTCCCACAGACTTCGGCGATGACCTTAGTGACGTCGAGGGGTTCGCCCGTTTTGGGATCGCGGACGACTGACGCCTCAGCCCACTCGCCTTCGTACTTACCTTTCAGATTGTCACGCTCGCGAGCAGTGGTGAAAAGTTCAGCTTTCGTCGAGGCTAACTGGTCCGCAAGCTTGCCGCACTCTTGCCAGTACCGATCCAACTCAAATTCAGCAAACTGAATGTTCTTGACTAGTGTGATCGGGTCTTTACCTTTTTCTTTGTTAGCCCAGTTCCTGAGGAACTCCTCGGACCGTCCGTGAGCTCCGTAAGCTTTGCCTTTATACGCGGGTGGGGGGCCGGGATTAGGCTCAATGTCAGCTACAGATGAATCTCGAGCGCGCTTAAAATTCCTCGCGGGCACGGAATGAAAGACATCATCGTTCCACAATTCCTCGACAAGACACTCACCAGAAAGCAAGCCCTCCTGCAACTTCGATTTCGGCTGCCGAGTTCTGTGAGCGATGTGCCGCACGGGCTTCCGTCCACGAACTTTGCGAACCACTCCAGGGACAATTAACCGGTCAGAGAAAAGGGCGTGAAGGGCGTCAACATCAACATGTACCTCAGCGCGGGCTCTACGGGAGCGAGACGCCGCGATCCGTTCGCGCTTCGCGGCGAGCCTAGCCGAAACCTTATAACCAGCTGGTTTCTCCGTACGCACCGGAGGAGGACCAACGCCAGCCACTAAACTACCCCAGAACGCACCACTCTCCGTTTTACCTTTATGAGACTGGACGAACGCTTGACGGAATGGAACGCGGGCACCTTTTCGCATGAACCAAGGTGAGAGGTGAGAGGGCCTCTCGATGATACCAGTTACGATCTGGCGACGCGAATTGTTGGGTGAACAACTGGTATTCAAACCAGTAGAGAAGAGTTCCGAATTGTTATTATTAGCCTCATCTAACGGAGTTAGCGGGCAGGTTGTGTTTCTAGCCGACCTGGCAGAGTCCACCGACTCATAGGCATTCACTCGAGTAAACAGCGAGCGGGCTGCTTGGAGAGGTCCAGACTCCAACTGGGTGCTCATTGAGCTAATAATCCTAAAAGAAACTAGGATGAAATATAAACTGGTTTAGCGGCCAGGGCCTGGGTGACAAGCCATTAACGAGAAAGAGGATTGAATCTTCTAGGGCACTACTCCACAGATTCATCTTTCTTGCCGTTCTGATAATGGGGTTCAGTCAAATCACAGTTATTCGCTAACTGCCAACGGTTTCTGAATGAAATTTCTAACAAGTGTGTCTTAACACGCACCAATTTTAAAATTGTCTTACCACGATTGATGCTCGCTAGGATCCACAAAGATCTCTCCCGAGATTTTAAAAGACTAACCCATGAGGGCCGGTCAAACTTCCAGGATGCATACTCCTAAGACTAAGTATGCTTGCACTGCTATGCGTCTGTAACGGACAAAATAGCGCGGGATTTTAACCCTGTGCAACGAAGCGAACCTACGATTCATAATGAAAACATTGTGAATAGGTGTAGGTTTTCACACCCCC